TAAACAAGCAGTGACTGCAGTGAGTAAGGCAGTTTCTGGTGATCAACTATCACAACAAAGTGCAGATAATTCGATGGCATCAACTGGTCCAAGTGTTGTGCCAGTACCAGTTCCAGGCGGTGGTGGTGGTGGCGACAAACAAGCAGCACCACCACAAAAATCAGATAACTCTGTAAAAGCAGATGTTCGTTTTGCTGATGATACATTCAATCGTGCAATATCAAAAGACTTTGCGCACCCAACAGCATTTACTTCAGTTGGGTTTGCCTGAAAAAAAGGGGGACTGTTTCCAGCCCCCCCAAAACTTCAACTTAAACGCACTCCGTGCTTATTGAAGAAGTTTATTACTCAGCAGCAAGTTTCTCGAAGAATGCCATATCGTCATCATCGACGGTGACATTTTCTGCAGTAACTTTCTTGGCAGGAGCAGAGCGAATGACAGGAGCCGATGCTTCCTCATCATCAACACGCTTTGCGGTTGCGCCAGCAGCACCACCAGCACCAAGAACCTTATCCAATTTCGCCTTGAGTTCATCATAGGACTTGAAGTTATCAGGCTTCAAGAAATCCTTGAGTGAATGTGTCGACTTCCAGACCTTTTCGATCTGCGCGTCGTCGCCATTGAACAATGCAGCAGGAGATTCAAACTCCGACTTATCATAGTTGCGATAGCCTTCGACATTACGAATCTTGATCTTGAAGTTTGCACCCTTCCAGAAGTCAAACGGATTCATTGGAGTCTCATCAGCAAACTGCGGCTCGAGTTGCTCCTTGATCTTGTCGAAAATCTTCTTTCCGAACTTGAACAAGAACACCTTACCTTCATTTTGCGGACGCTTTGCGTCAGAGATCACAAGAATGTTTGCAATGTAGGTCAACTTGCGCTTCTGCTTACGAGCAATTTCCTTATTTGCTTCGATACCTGAGTTCCACAGAACAGTGTTGTGCTCAGAAACAGGGTCAGTTTTGCCAAGAGTTGTGAGAGAATTCTCAATGTACCAACCACCTGGACCTTGGAATCCGTGCGACCAGATTTGAACCCAAGGAAGACCATCTTCACCGTCGACTGCTGGAGTATCGAGGAATCGGACAACTGCGTATCCGTTGCCAGCGGCATCGACCTCTGGTTGCCAAAAACGATCATCAACATTTTTGCCGCCAGTGTTACCTGCTGAAGATGCTTCAACTGCCTTCTTCAATTTGTCAAGGGACGAACCCTTCTTAAGACTTGATAGACTCATTTATATTCTCCGTATAGCGTTGTATTAATGTATATCGACTTGTCCACTTTTTCATCATCACAATACCATTATATAGTATTTCAGTCAGCAAGTAAAGTTTCTTTTGTCAAGATCTTGTACTTGTCGACATTCACATTCAAGAAAGAACCATATTTGCGAATCTTTCTTGACACTTTGGGATAGATGATATCATCTGAAATCTTCTTGTCCCAAATTCGAATAAAGTCGAAGATGTTATTGAGAATAACCATCGTCTCAATCGTCACTTCGTTTTGCATGAACAACACTAACAATTTTGGAAATTGCCCATCATCGACTTTAAATAATTCATTAAATGTTTCTTTTGTAGCAATCTTTTGCAGATCTTCTGCATAGATCTTGCTCATCGAATCCGTGGTTCGTTTCCATTCTCGATAAGTTTGCTCAGCCTCCTCTTCAAGAAGACTTTTGGTCCAATTATCGTCACTGTGTACAAAATTAGCAACCAGAAATGGAACCATCTCATCGTCCCGATACTTGCGCGCGAGACGATGGAATAGAAATTTGTCACGACGCTTTTGAAATGCATCTATTGATACTCTTGTTTTACCATCATAGTGAAAGAAGTTATATTGCTCAGAACTAAAATGCAGTTTGATGGCTTGATAGGTGCAATATAGATCGTATCCGTTCATAACGGAAGTCTACTACCTCGTGGCAAAAACCTTAACTCCATTGCTTCGCCTTCAATGATGCTCTTGAGAGATTCATTGATAAGTGTTGCAGCGATTTCAATCTCAAGATTGTTTCTTTCACAATATGTTGCGACTGCATCCATATGATCAATCTTTTCTTTCAAAGCCATCTCCATAATCATTATAGAGAAGTTATTCTTTTCTTCGCGACTTGCCATATTAGATCTCATATGCACTCAAGGAATTATTCAGTTGCTGAGTGACGCGAACAAATGTTGCACGCTTACTCAATTCCTTCAACTCACTTGCTCCAACATAAGTACATGCCGAACGCAGACCACCAAGAATATCCTGCAGTGTTCTACTCACCTCACCACGATATGGAATCTCAACTGTCTTGCCTTCACTGGCTCGATAGTTAGCCACACCACCATTATGTAAGTCCATGGCTGTTTCTGAACTCATACCATAGAATTGATTTCCGCCAATAGCAGAAGCACCGCCTTCTTTATGACCAGCCAGCATTCCACCAAGCATCACAAAATCGGCTCCCGCAGCAAATGCTTTCACAATGTCTCCAGGAACGGAACACCCTCCGTCCGCTATAATATGACCCTGAAGACCATGTGCTGCATCAGCACATTCAATAATTGCACTCAACTGCGGGTAGCCGATGCCTGTCATCTTCCGTGTTGTACAGACAGATCCAGGACCAATACCAACTTTCACGATGTCAACACCTGCGAGAATCAATTCCTCAGTCATCTCTGGTGTGACAACATTACCTGCCATCAATAAAACATTTGGATGATCTTCGCGGAACTGTTTGATAAAGTCCACGAAACTTTGCGTGTATCCATTCGCAACATCAATGCAAACTCTGATATTCCAGTTCTTTACAATATTCGATTCAACGACTTTATTAAATTTGTATAAGTCTGCATCTGAGATGCCCATCGAGTAGACGCTGCTGTTAAATTTTTGTATAAAGTGATCAATAAGATCTTCTTGAGAGTAATGCTTGGTCACCGCAACCATCATCTTGTGTTTGTTCAACTCAAGATCCATTGTGAATGTTCCAACACCATCCATATTCGCAGCAATAATTGGAACACCCTTCCAAGAATTTCCACTACGGAAAGTGAAAGTTCTCTCAAGATTTACTTGGCTTCGAGAAGACAGAGCAGATCGTTTGGGTGTAATCAGAACATCTTTAAAGTCTAACTTCACATCTTCAATAATTCGCATAATGCCTCAATGATAAAATATATGCTGACCAATTTTCTTGATAACTCTTTTTCTTTCAGCCCACTCTGGATCAACATAAGTTGCATGGAAATACTTTGCAGATCCAATTATACCATATTCGTGTTTAGAAATCAATATGTTTTCAGCAATCTTGACGGACTCACGCCATGCGCCTTGATGCCGAATAGATTTCTTACCTTCACACACCCAAGAGAATTGGCAGGTGTGTCTGTTCCTTTGATGAACAACACCGCAAACTGTTCTTGGGAACTGGCGACTCTTGACTCGATTCATGGTGACTTCAGCAACAGCAATCTTGCCAGCACGAGGCTCACCACCTGCTTCGAAGTAAATGTTGCGAGCGAGGCATTCAACCTCTCGCATCACTGCTTGCTTTTTCTCGTAAGAAAGATTTAGAAACTCGACCTTATGATTAAGAGTTTCGAGTTCTGATACTAGAAGTTCATTTGTAATTGCTGGGCTTCTAATTTGCTATTCATACGATCTACCATACTGTATGGTACAAAAATCATAAGAAATGTTAGCGCAAATAGTCCACCAAATTTACAGAACAAATTGTGATTGCGATCAAAATATTTTTCCACATTACAAAGTATATCTACTGCATTCATGTTAGTTGTCTCCATTATTGCAGTGAAAGAAAAGGGTGGTGGTTCGCACCACCACCCCAGACCTTTCTGTTACCGAGCGGTCAACTCTTTGTGCTCAATGTGCTTATTAGGCAGCGAGAGCCATAGGTGTAAATGAATCATCGTTTGCATTTACTGTGTTTGCGCTGATTAAGTCAGTCGCCTCACTGGTTGCTGTCAGGTTATTACTTGCCCTGTCGAAGCCAAATTCATCCCCGTTGATGGTGGAGATGTCGGGGGTCGAACCCGAGTCCAGAACACCTTTAATTGTCAGTTTACAACCATTAAATTGGTCTATTATTTAGACTTTTATTCAATTTCCCTTTCTTCAAACATATCTTTCTCACATTTGCACTCGGGGCAAAGAAAATCTTCATCTAGATCTTCAAACTTACCATACTTCTTTTCGTCGTATTGGTAGCCGCATCCGAGGCAAATGTGAGCCTTTTTCTTTTTCATATTAGCCAACAGTGAGTGTTGTCTCACCAACCTGACGATTGCACTGGCAAAGTTCACCAGTCTGCAGCGCATCAAGAACACGAAGTGTCTCATCAGCATTGCGACCAACAGCAAGACTGTTAACAGTGACATGCTGAATGACATTCTCAGGATCAACAATAAAGGTTGCGCGAAGAGCAGCACCTGCTGGCTTGTAGAAAACACCAAGTTGCTGAACGAGACTAGTGCCATGATCATCCCAATCATCACCAAGATCGCGCTTTGTATCAGCGAAGAACCATGAGGTGGTTGCCTTGAGACCTTCATGAGCATTCTTCCATGCCAACTTGACAAATTCATTGTCTGTTGAACCAATCAGAAGAACTGCATCACGATCAGCAAAGTCCTTATTCAACTTGTCATAAGCAACGATTTCCGTTGGGCAAACGAAGGTGAAATCCTTTGGATAGAATACGATGATCTTCCATTTACCTGCGAAAGATTCATTCGTAATTGTTTCAAATGCGTTATCAGGTGTGAGAGCACCAGGCTTTACGCCAGTGATTGCAAATCTACTCAATTTTTGACCGACTGTCTTCATATTAAACTCCTTTTTATATTAAGCGTTCTTTGGTGTTGATGCGCAGCGAGAAAAAAGATATTCTTTTGCTGTACGCATTTCACCATTTGTCAAAAAGCCATCACTGTTCTTGTCGGCGCGATCAAAGAGTGCCTTTGTAACTGTGCAGAAACGATTGACATCTTCGAATGAGACTTTGCCGTCTTGATCAAAGTCATATTGTGCAACACGATCAACAGCCAATGCTGGTGTTGATACGAGAGCGAGTGCTAGAATAAACTTCTTCATTTTATTATTTCTCCAATTTTTTTATAGCCCTGTCTTGTAGGGTGAACACCATCTGTTGAAAGATTGGGAATTCTAATTATCCAATCTCCATGTTTGTTTGCCACCCCCTCGATTATTTCTTGTATCTCTGGTTTGATAGCAGGCATGACCCAATATACTTTTTTTGCCACGACTTGTGATCTTAAATCTAGTAATTCGTTTTTTGTCTTGATTTGCTTATAGTCATTTGAACCTAAACTAATCAACACGGTTTCAGCAACAAGGTCTTTGCCTATATATCTATTGACAAAATCCCTGCTGTTGATTCCGCTTTTTGCATACACAGCACAATCAGGGCGTGTAGAATGAACTCCTACTGCTATGCTATCACCTAATATTAGACACTCAATCATTCTTCCAATGCCTCCTCATATGCTTGCTGTTCAAGTTCAGCCTGACGCTGTTCAAGGCGAGCAACACAACCCTCTACCCATGAACGAGCAACACCAGAATTGTTGCGATACTTAATCGGAACACGATCTTTGCAGAACGATGTAAAACGGCGACTAACATAACGATAGTCACTGCGATCTCGCGCCACATTCGCGCCAATCAGCCCACCAAGAACAGTGGCAATCTTGCGACCATCACCGTCGCCGATCGTAGAACCAATTGCGGCTCCAGCAGCGGCACCCAGCAATATGTCGATATCGTCCTCCGTCTGAGCGACGGCACTTTGCGAGCCAAGCAGGAGGACTGCACTCATAGCAACTAAACTTACGCATTTCATTTGTTTCTCCTAACCTATAGATCTATTATACTACAAAATCAAACTCAAAGCAAGTTATTCTTGCGATTATAAGCATCGATATATTTCAGGAGTTCTTGTTTATGTAGTTCCAACTCATCCTCTTTGACTACAAGAGTTTGGCAAAAGTTCGCCGTATCAACTCCAATTAGAATGATGACCTGCTTTGCATCAAGCCCAGTCATCTCATGAAACATCTGGCGATATGCTGCGGCTTGCATAAAGTAATTGCCAATGTTCTCTTTCTTCTTGAGACGAACAGAAGTCTTGAAGTCGATTACAGAGAGAATACCATTATGTTCAGCGATACAATCTACAGTTCCCGCAAGTTTCAGTTCATGAGAGAATAGACGATCTTCGAGACAGTGAATGTTATTCACCTTTGCGTCTATTTCTTGCTTCATTCGGACGAACAAAGACTTAACATTCGGAAGCATTTCGAGAGAAGAAACATCTTCATTCTTGAGATACATTTCTAGTGCTTTATGGACACCAGTTCCGCGAGTGGTCGCCTTGCGAGAGATCTCATTGGCTTTGGCTTCACCAACTCTTGCGCGCCATTCCATAAGTTCTTTCTTGCCATAGTCGGAAAGAACAGTAGTGACAGAAGGATACTTTTCACCAGTAGGTGTCACATAGCATCGAGTGCCATCAACATTCTCTTGCAAGAGTTTGGGAAAATCATGGTGTATATGGTTAAACATTATAAAGTATCTCTATCAAAACCGACATAGTCTATTCTATAGCAAAGTCAAGCCAAAGTCAAGTATTTTCTTGCTCATATTTGTCAACAGCAATTAGGAAGTCTTTTACAAGACTTGAACGCACAATATCATCAGTTGTAAACTCTACGCTGGTGAACGATGGCATAGTCTTAGCAATTTGATGGAACTTCCAAAGCCCAGACTTGTCGCCTTGCTTGCGATACAAATCAGTCTGTCTATAATCACCACAGAAGATAATCTTAGAACGATAGCCAACGCGAGTCATGATAGTAGACAATTCTTCCCAGTTCATGTTCTGGCATTCATCTACAATAATAATCGAATCGTCAAAACTCATACCACGAATAAAAGAAGTCGAGATGAATTCAATCTTCCCTGCGTCCTTTAGACCTTCGTATGCATCACGGCGATTGAACAGCGTGTGATAGATCTGCATGTACGGTTGTTCGTACAGGCTCATCTTTTCTTCTAGAGAGCCTGGAGTAAAGCCCACATCGCGAGACTGAACAGCAGACCGTACAATAACAACACGCTTGAAAGAAGAATTTTTGTCGTAAACTTCTTGCATTGCTTTATAGCACGCAATGAAAGACTTACCAGTTCCCGCAGAACCAGTAAGCATGATAAAATAATCACCGCGCCCATAAGCATCGAAGAATTTCTTTTGATTGTCTGTTAAAGGTTCAAATGTCTGAAGTTCAGATGGTTTTATTTTACTCGGAGTATTAACTCGAACATGTTGTTCATTTTCAAATTCAATCGTGGTGTTTGATACATTCTTTTTCTTCGACATTTAGTATCCTCATTTTTGAAGTAACTTGTGCTTCTTGAATACTTGATCAGTCTTTACTCGTTTCGTATCTTTCTTGAGGACTTTTTCAGCCATCGGACTTCTTGGATTTTGCTCAGCGATTTTATGCATGACTTCTTTCCAAGTGTTGTCTGTTTTCTTTCCAGACAGATCACCTGCGCCACTGTAACTGAACAATGGTGCGTCGCTGTAATATCTTTCTAAATGAGGATTGTCTACCTTGAAATCATCATAGGCAGAAACGGACATTATATGTTCTTCAATCTTCTTTGTTTTTGTATTCAAAAACTCGTAAGTTGGCATAAATTAAACTTTCCTAAAGTATCCGTGATTGGCGAGATACGCAGTAAACTTCACATCTGGAAATTGCTTTCGTAGAGAAAGAAACACTTCTAGATTTTTCGGATCGTCATCAAATAACGAAACAGTCTTGAACATACCAGTATTTAGATACTGTTGAATAAAAACTTTCTTGGCTTGAGCAGATGGCATTCCGAGATTACCTGCTCGGTGTACATGAACATTGCTCATATTCAACCCATGCTTTTCGAATGTCGAAAGGAAAGTTTCTTTGTCATCGAAGTCTGAACGAGCAGTGAGAACAATTACCTTACTGTTCGGCAACTTTGCATAGGCTTCCAAAGTCTTGGCTGCTTTATCTATTGCTCGCTGAATTGGCACCGAAGTCTTGTTGAATAACTTTGCGTCGCGAAACTCAGTGAAGTCGAATGTCTCGCCAGCCTTGAGTTTGTATGTGTTGAATTCTCTATTAGAAAGAGACTTGATTCTCTTTCCATCTTTCATCACATGGACCATCGCCTTGGTCTGAAAAAGAGTTTCGTCGATATCCCAGACGGATAGATTCCCGCGAGCATCGGATTTAAATTCAGAGAATTTCTTCATCCATTTATTTATACCAAGAAGGTGCGCCTCTTATTTTCCAGTTCGCAAACCCTTTCTTGTATTTCAGATAATAGTTCTTGTATGCTTGAATTGAATTCCCAGGAACCTTTACATCCTCTGGCATCGCTTGCGGTGGCTCTTGGAACTCTACCGTTCGAGGAATGTTGTAGGGAAGAAAACTTAAATCCGACAGAAGCAGCGAAGTCTTGTGCTGCTTATCTGTAGAGCCACCGTAACGATAGCGATACTCTTCGCAAAGATTCTTATACAGATGCCAGAGCCAGTCGTAATGTAAGTTAGACTGGCGCACCCAGATTGCAGAGGGATGATTCCAACTCACTGCATGATATAGTTTGTCCTCGCGATAGTCAT